CGATATCAACATAAAGTTCGTTGCGATCGATACGAGACGGAGTGTTATTGCTTTCATCACACACAACCGCAAAGTCGTAGATTGCTCTCAAGCCTACCAATTCCAACAATAGGCTTTCTGCCGCTTGTTTGATTTCGTCTCTGGTAATCTTGTCGTTGGGTTCAAACAAATACGGACGAGCCAACTTGTTCAACTGACTGCGTAGATATACTACCAAACGTGCTACGTTGATACGATCCAACGCTGATGCATTTCTTGCACGAGTCTTTTGACCATATGCTACCAAGCCAACACCGTTGAAGAACGGAATTGGATTGATCTTCAAGTCATATAGTGTATCACGTTGGCCTTCGTTAAGCGCCACCGTTTGGAATTCACCTGTGGCAGCATCAATGTATCCCACTGCTGTGGCATTGGTAATACCGCCACGACGTGTGCCTGCTGGTGCAAACCATGGGAAGCTGACATTGTCGCTGAGTGCAATAGTCTTTAGCATCATATGGCTGGCTGGAACCACTGCATTAGAACCACTTAGGTCAGTGGTAAATCCATTTGGATAGTATGTGGCCAAATATTCATCATAGGTCACAATACCGTCATCGCCGTTGTCTGTGACTAATTCTGCATTAGTACCCCAGTTGTTTAACGAAGTAGCATCTGCTGGCAGTCTTAATGGAGTATCACCGATGACAAACGCAGTAATACCTCTGTCAATGTTGAGATTGACCAAATTACTCATTGTTTCTGGATAACCTGGGCAAGCTATGATATTGAAGTTTCTGCGTTCTTCATCACGGATCTCTTGGCTGGTGTCAATCGCTGATTTCAAAGCCTGTGTAACAACTTTGCGCTGTGCCTTGCGACCAAAGCTGCCCGATCCGTCTTCGTTGTTGCCTGAAGCTGTTACCCAACGATCTGGATAGTAGCTTTCCATGCTCAACCCTGCGCCGCTGACAAATGCTGATCCAGCCAATGTAGCTGTGCTGGTTCTTGGATTGTCACTGGCTGTGTCGATGTAGTTGTTTTGGTACTGTTTGACGTTGCCGCCACTGCGTCTTAGATTATACAGCAAAATACCTTTAGGATATAGTGCTGGATCTGGAGCATCTGCGTCTAAGAAGTTGTTGGTAATTAGATCTTCAATAGTTGATTGGCTCGATGAAGTGCCTGCTGTGTTCCAGCGAGCATCAGCAAACAACACACCTTCTTCTGTGGTTTGATCTGTCTTGTCAACTAATTCCCAACGCAGTGTAGCATCACCTATGTCGGTTAGATTGTTGTTGTATCTGTATATAGTTGGGAAGTTTTCTAGATCGGCTGTGCTGATCCATAAATCACCTGATACAGTAACACCTGCTACATAAGGATTGCTGGCAGCTACAACAGGTAAGTAACCTGTTCTTAGAGTCGCTGTTGCAGCTTCATAATAAGGCGCTGTTGCATGTCTGTAACCCACAAATGTATTGCCATTATGAACCATGATATCAACATCAGCAAAGTTAGGATTGTACCATAATTGTTGATCTGCTGCTTCATTTAATGGAGCATCTGGGCTGGCTGAGAATCTTGGATCATACGCTGCGAGTGGCTGATAGCCTGATGCCAAATAGTCATCTGCAGCACCTGTGGCAAGATCTTCGGCGCCTGTTGCACCACTGCCCAATGATATATTGTAGAAGTTTTCTGTGCCAGCTCTGGTCTTGATGTTGTATGGTGTGAATAGTGTCGACAACGGAGTACCTGTGCTGTCAGTGAGTCTAAAATCGCCACCGTCATTGTGAGTAATTACCAATCTGCTCTGGGTAGCAGTAACAGCTACCACAGAAGCTTCAATGTTTGTGAATCCAGCTGCATTGATAGCAGCAGCCAACTTGTCTGCATCGCTGTTGTCACCGGTTGGTGCATTGCTGGTGCCAGTACTCAAGGTGATTGTCTTAGCTGCGTCTAGGGCCAACTGACCGACTATGCTTTCTGCAAGTGTAAACACTCTTGTAGAAGCAGCGGTAAAGGTCCCACTTTTGATAATATTGCTGGTTACGCTGGTACCTTGTCCTGCGGCCAAATGTCTATACCATACACGGAATTCAGCTGTTGCTGGTGTGGCGTCAAATCCACTGTTTTCCTGTGCATTGCTCTGCACAAACACAGTTTCTGCGCCAATGTTAGCGCCACCGCCGCTGCGATCTAGATAGTACAGTGCAGCATTGGTAGATGCATAGATAGGAGCTTCTGATGCTACCCATGATGATGTAGCTGAACTCCATTGCTTGGCTCTCCATCTAGCACCTTTGTTTGGCTCTGTGGTTTTAATCCATACAGATCCTGTGGCGTAACCTTCCACTGTGGTAGTGTTGTCACTGCGTTTGAAAGCAGGTATATCTGTATGAGGTGTTTGTTGCAGCGCAGGGCTGACGTATTCACCTATGGTGATCCCAATAGTGGCCCAAGATGCTGTGCCGTTATCTAGCATTACTCTACCGTCTGCTCCAGTAGAATCGCCAGCTGCACCGTCAGCTGCTGATGTGCCATCTGAATAAATGTATAACTTGTTGGCTACTACTCTGGCTGTAACACCTGTGATCGACGCAGAATTGATGTTCGCAGCGGTTGTAGCCAAAGTTCCAGAGGCAATTGATGTACTGTTTATAAACAATGTACCCGACATTGTGCCTGTGTAAGTCGAACTTAGTGCTACTGGCCAGCTAGCCTTCCAAGATTTCGAACCTACTAGAACCCATTCGCCGGCATCAACTGCTGTGCCGCCGCCTGCTATGCCACCATTACCTGAGGACTTGTAGTAGATTCTTGCTAGGTCTTCTGCGGTTCCATATGATGTATCGCCTTCCACAGTTTGAAACACCACTGCGTAATCGCCGATCTGTCCCACCGCTTCTTTAGGCGCATTTCCGTCTATCTTAGATGGATAGTCAGCGTCTGTGAGTACAGTAGGTATCTTGTTTGTAAATTTCTGTCCACCTGTGGTAGTAGCTGCTGCACTGTTCCACTCTTGGATACCCCAAGTTGTGGCCTGTGTGTCAACCCACCATTTGCCATTGGTCGGACTCGCTCCCGGGGCATCTACTTCTGGTGCAAGCTCGTCTAAGTCTACATCAGCACGAACAATAAATGCCGCGTTACTGACACCTAGCAAACTGTAGGCTGCTAATAGTCCATATTCATTGCGCTCTGAACCATGAATAGGGGTTGAACTTGCTGTTTGCTCAAAGAACGGAATGCCAAAGAGATCTGTAAGATCTCTCTGACTAGTAACTTTGAATGCTTTGCCAGCATTTGCTTTGGTTGTTGCTGAAGCTGTGGTTGTACCAGCTCCGTTTGTTTTATCTTGGGCTGTAGCTACGACAATAAGAGGGACTGTACCAGGTTCTGCTGGTGTATAAAAACTCTCGTCGATTACCGTAACTTGTACGCCTGGTGATGTTAGTGCCATATCGCCTATTCTCCTGGTAATAGTTGCTCATAATATTTAGCATACTATNCNAAAAACAGCGAGTTAGGTGCCGAACAAAAGGGGTTTAAAAGGGTAAATATCAAATGCGACCATTATGCAAGGCCTGCGCACAGCGCCCTAGAGCCATTAATTACTACAAAGACACTCGGACCTATTATAGAACACTGTGTGAGATTTGTCTAGTACACGGTGCAGGTGCGCATGTTCCTCGTTGGCAACGTGCAGGGTACAAGCCCAAGGCCGTGTGTGAAAAATGCGGCTGTCGATCTCAACACGCAGAGGTGTTTCGTGTGTTTCATATAGATGAAAATCTCAACAACTGCAGACCAAACAACCTCAAAACTGTGTGTTTGAACTGTGCCGCTGTCTTAGGCAAAGAGGGCATCACTTGGAGGCAAGGCGATCTTGTGGCCGACTACTAGGTTAGCACTCTGCTCATAGAGCTCATCGATAGAACCATTGTTATTGATAATGCCATCAAACTCACTACCTAACCATGCCCATTCCGACGCATGTATCTTGCGCATCTTCATAGCATTAAGACCTACGTTATTACCTTGATTAGCACTGATAGCATCTTCATACCATTCGGGCAATTCGCCACGCTGTACCCAAACAATCTGACCGCCTGCATCTTTAATTGATTTAATTTCGTTGGGGAATCTGCAGTCTGAAATAACTATGTGGTCTTTGCTGGTGCGTAATTTATTTTCTAGACTAGCAATCCATATGTCGTCATGGAACGATCTACGACAGACTTCTGTGCCCCAGTATTGCAGGACCCATCTAGGAGTTAGTGTAGGCATGTCTAAACGTTCTGCCCACCAAGGATCTACCTGTTCACGCCATTCTCGAGCCTGCGCTGTGCGTCCTTCCAGCATGGTTCTGTCCCAGCCAAACACACTGGCCACAGCGTCTTTGAGTGTCGACGCA